GGTTTCTTGGGCATGCCGCCAGCTTTGAGCTTGGTCAGGGGCTTGCCGGGGTGTTTGGAGCGCTCATGCTTATGCACTGCGGCCTTGACCACTTTCTTGTCCATCTTCACATCAGAGTGTTTCTTGGTTGCCATGTTGGCTCCTTACGTTACAACAAATTTGTTTGACTTGTCACGGTTGCTTTTTGCGGGAAGCACCTGCAGATTATGCGGTACATGAAGCCCAGAAACAAGCTTTCCGTGCAGAGGCACAATGTGATCTACATCCCAGCGAAAGCCAAAGAGCCGCGTTCTCAAGTTGGCCAGCTCGTAGGCTTGCTCCATGAGCCAAAAATCATCTTCCTGCAACCAGCACGGCGTGCGCTTTTCGCGGGCCATAACGTATTTCTTCGCCTTTGCATTGAGTTTTGGCTTGTTGTTTGTTGCATATTTTATATGCGCACTCTTTACCTTGTCAGAATTGTCTAAGCGCCACTTTTTTAAGCGTTCTTTTTCAGCAGCCCTATACTCCTCAGACGTAGCTTTTGCATGATATCTGGCGGCAATTTGACTTCTGTGGCATGCCTTGCACCACCAGAATAAACCGTCTTTTGACCCGATTTTTTTATAAAAATCTTCTGCCGGTTTGTTGCATTTGCACAGGTTGCAGACTTTCATGTTGTGACCACCGATACCTGACCGACTTCCACGTCCAAAACCAAGGGATTTGGCGTCAGCAACTCATCAAATTGTGATGCGCCGCCCACTGGGTTCCAGCCCCAGAAAATGTCCCGACTGCCGCCACCCGGTTCGCCATCGGCCAAGAGGCCGGACTGAAGGTAGCTGCTATCAGGGCGGGGGTTGCGCAACCCTTGCGGGTCATCCACCGGGTACATACCAAGCTGCAGCTGCGGCTGATCCGGCTCCCAACATTCGTTGCACACGATGATGTTGACGTTCTTGGTCTTGATGACCAGCGCCTTGAGCTCTTTCAGACGGAACTGAAAACCACAGCGATCGCATATCGCAATGGCTTTTTTGCCTGATGCGAAGCGGTTTCCCATGGTCAGCTACCGATAAACATCTGGCGAGGAACGAAACGCAGCGCAGCCTTCTCTTGGTCTTCACCAGAGGCCAACTGCCATGCTTCGTCGTACTGAGCCTTGAGGACTTCCAAGCGGTTGATTGCGTCTGGCACCTTGAGGGCCAAGTAGTAGGCCAAGCCGGCCACCATGCATGGGATGAAGCGGAAGGGCATGTCCATCGTGTTCACGCCATCTCCGGCGTTCTGGATGCGACGCATGCGCCAGTAGACCAACTGGTAGGTCTGCGAGTTGTCCGGCACGGGCCACAGGGTCACACGAGGGGTGTCCAAGCGCTCGATCCAAATCTGGATTGGGCGGGCCTGCTGGAGTTTGTTGGGAATGGTGGCGTAGGTCGAGACGCTGATCCGGGTGATGGTCAGGTCTGCTTGATTGGAAGCGCTGCCAGCACCAGTACGGATGACGTGCTCCAAAAGGTCCACGGTATCGGTCGGCAGGTTGTATGTAGCAGTGCCCGGTACCAAGTTGATGGTGCCCTGCTCAAACGTGAACATGTTGATGCCACGGTTGGCCCAGTCAGCAAACAGCAAGTTCAAGGAACGCCGTGCCGTGCGCAGGTCGTAACCCGTGCGCAGCTCTGCGCCGCAACGCTCGAACGCCTCCTCGACGATCTCACTGAGGTCGAGGTTAAAGTTTGCTACGCCGGATGTTGCCATTATCTAAACCCTGCTGTTTTCTTTGCGATGGTCTTGGGCTGTGCTACGAACTGCTTCCCGGCTTTTTTGCCAGCGCGTTTCGCACGCGTTGTAGCAGCGTACTCAGCAGGGCTGAGGCTTTTAATTGCAGCCTTAGGAAGGTATCGCTCACCTGTTTCAGAAGATTTTTTACCACTTTTCGTCCTCCATTCTTGGTTGCCCCAGTCTTTGAGGGATTTTTGCGGAGCCTTCATAGCAGTGGCCCGTTGTAACCGTCTGCATTATCTCTCATGTACTTGGCTGCAGCATCCAAAATTAATGGATTGTCTCTCGCATGCCCAAGTATGTTGTTGCAAGGGTTGCACAAAACTCCACGAAATTTTCCAGAAACGTGGCAGTGGTCTACATCCAAACGCTTGCCCATCTCATCTTCTGTTACCCCGCAAATCATGCAAGCGTACCCCTCGGCTTCGCGCAGTTTTTCCCATTGCTCATAAGAAAGCCCGTAACGAAGCTGCAGCTTTTCAGCTTTTCTGTTTTTTGGCGTGTTGGGGTTTGTGTTTTTGTACTCTTGATGGCACGGCTTGCACCGAGCGCTCAAATAGTTTTTTCCGGACCACTTGTCAAAAAACGAGTAGAACTCTGCCGTGTCTTTTTCAGCCTCGCAATGCTTACATACCTTAGTCACGATACGAGCCTCCTGCGGCTTTGTACTTCTTGGCCACGAGCTGGGCTTTACGGGCGCTCCATTTTCCAGCGCCAGTGCCTTGGGTTGCGGCGGCTTTGACTTGGCTCACGATCCGCTTGCGCATCTCGGGCTTCGTGTAGTTGCCGGCCGCATTGACCTTGCCGCCCTCCGCATACTCAGTGAACTGGTCACCGTCTCTGCGTTTGGCGGTTTTGGCCTTGGGCATCTTCGAAGGTTTGACGGCACCCATGCCGCGTGAGGCCATCATGGCTTAGCAGGTCTTGCCGCCCATTTTCATGGCGATCATCTTGCCTTTGGTGCCACCTTTTTTGATGACTCCATCAGGCTTGGAGCTGGTCTTGACCTTGCCCATTTTCATGGCCGGCATCTTGCCCTTGGCAGGCATATCCTTCTTGGCCATGACCGACTTAGCCATGCCGCGACCCATCTTTTTCATCATTGCGTTTTCGTTCATTTTGAACTCCTTTAAACAGTTTTGCACCTAGTGAGACCGCGCTTGGCAATCCCGTTAATCGACCCACCTTTTTTCATTCCGAAGAATTCTTTCAACGCCTTGCCTCGCGCAGCAGAACGCTGGCCGGGAGACATCTTGTCTTGCTCTTCGCGCTTCTTGCGATACGCAACAGCACCGGGCTGCTCGCTGAGCATCTTGCGTTGTGCTGCCTCTTTCGCTGGGCGGGCTTTTTCCTCAGCCTCATCAGCCGAACGTCTTGCTGCACGCGCAGCATCACGCTTCTTCTCGGCCTCGTCACGTTGGCGCAACAACGAGGGGTTCATAGGTAGGGCTGAAAAAGACGAGCCAGACTTCTTTGCAGGTGCCGTGCTGGCAGCGCTGCCACTTGATGCGGCTGGCTTTGCCTTATTGGCACCTTCAGAGCGGTAGCTGCTGCTGACGGCCGGGGTGCTGGCTTTGCTCTTTGGAGCCACGTCATCACTGCGCTTGGTCTTTGCATTACTCTGGCCGGGACGGGTTGGCGTGCGGGCTGGCATGCTTGCCATGGACTCCATGCGGCGATCCCGCTCATCCATGTCGCCGTCACTGGCTTTTTTGGATTCTTCCGAATTTGCAGATGAGGCTCTAGCCTTCACCATCTCTTGGACTTCGCCTGCAAGCTTCTTGCGTGCTGACTCCATGTCGGCTTCCTTGTTATAGGAGCCGGTTTGGATGTCATCTCCGCTGCCGCTTTTGACGCGCTTGCCTTCGCTGTCCAGCAGGTAGCCGCCGTCTTCGTATCGTTTGGTCTTCTTCATGATTTACTCCTCAGCAGGTTTTGCAATTGGTCTTGCCACGAATGGCGATGCCGTCGATTGAGCCGCCTTTGGCCATTTTGACTGCGGGCTTTTTAGGCGCAGGCTTTTTGACTGCTGGCTTCTTGGGTGCTGCCTTCTTTAGAGGAGCAGAACCACCGTCGATGTCTTGAGGTGGCTGTCCCATGTCAGCGGTGTAGATGCCGCCATCTCGATATTTTTTCATCTCAGTTCCTTCAGCCTTGTCGGCTTTGACAAACTCTTTACCGACCTTCGTCGGCACCTTGACCTTTTTGGCAAACTTGGGATTGTTCGCCACCGCTTGCATGAACTTCTTCTGCTCTGGTGATTTACTGGGCATTACTTCCCCGCATACCAATTGACAAGCTGAACAAGCCCTGCGCCCATGACGCTACTGGCTCCGCCAACCAACATCAAAACCTTCCAGCCGCCACGAGCTTCAGACAGTGTTTTGTCAATTGCCGCCAGCGTTACCTGCATCTCTTTCATGTTCGACAACATCTTGTCCATGTCATCTTGCAGGTGCTTGATGTCGGACGCATGCGTAGCAAGTTCACGGGCTGTTTGGATAGCTTCTTCACTCATGTCAGCACTTCCACCTTGCGAGAGAAGCCGCCTTGCGGGTAGGCTTGCCCTTCTCATCTTTCATCGGACCCGGCATCCCAGACATGCGTGCGCAGAACGAATCCTTGCGCTTGCCGCCTTGGGGCTGCGGGGCTTTGAGTTTGCTACCGGTGGCAGCGTTGTACTTGGCACGGCCTTTGGCAGTCAGCCCCGCCCCTTTGGAGACGGGCAGCTTTTCGCCACGACCGACTGCAAGGGATGGGGTTTTCTTAGCCATAGATCAAGATAATTGAGGTCGTGTTCGTCACCGTGCCGTGCAGTGCGCCTTCTTTGCAGAGGAGCCCTTCACCGGGAACGGGGATGATTGTGTAGCCAGCTGTCGTGTTGGCTGCGGTGTTAATCGTGGCGATGATGTCGCCAGAAGCACCGCCTTGACGGATCACCACAGACCCGGCGGTAGCACCATTCACAGCATAGATCGTTTTGACACGAGTACGCGGAATGTCACCATCGCCTTGGGTCTTGAAGTTGCCCGTTGCCGTCAGCGGCTTGGTCGCTAAGACGTCGGTTTGCATACCCATGGTGGGCTCCTAATTAGGCAGTGCGTGTGAACACGTAAGCAGTGGCGCTGGAGAACATGATGGTGTAACGAGCCAAGCCGGTAGCGCCGGAGGCAACAGTCAGGTCACCAAAAGAACCAGCGGTGTCGGCAGCGGCGGTAGACAGGATTGCGTTGGTGTTCACTGCGATGGTCACGGTGTTCGCGCCAGCGGTGTTGTCAATGAACAAATCCAGCACAGTGCCGCGAGAAGCGCCCAAAGCCGCACCCAGAGCCGTGCCGGTGGGCAAGGTGATCGTGGTAGCTGCAGCCGAGGTCGAAGTGATGTAGCCATCAGCAACCTGAGCAGCCGTGGCGGTTGCCGTGGCGTTGATTGCGTTGAAATCGGTGGGTTGGTGGCCAGTGATGAAGCCGTTCAAAGAGCGTACTGGGCCGGAGAAGGTGGTCAATGCCATGATAATTTCCTCATGCGGTTAAGCGTATCTGTCTGCATGACGTCAGCCGGACCTGTCAGATACGCCGGTGATTCCGGGTTGTGTGTTTATATCACGAGCCATCAGCAGCTGCAACGTATTTGAAGGTCCAACCTGCAAATTTTCCCCGCTTGATGGGGGTGCCAGACTTCAGGGCGCGGTTCACTGTGGGCGGCTTCATTCCAAGAGCACAGCGCACGGCCGAGATGCTCGAGTAGGTGGCAGCGCTGCCACTTGAATCGGTGACGGCCACGGCCTTGCTGACCTTCTGGCCATGGTCAGGCCGCTTCTTGCCGTACCAGAAGTTGCCTTCGCCGGATAAGGTGGCACTGATCTTGGCGCGGACCTCGGCGGGTTGCGGTTTGCCTCGCATGGTCAACCGGCGCTTCTGCTTCTCGTCATCCGACTGGACGCGGGCCTTGGAAGCGACTCCGATCTTTTTCAGGTTCTCCCCAGAGTGTCTGTACCCCCACGTAGGGCTCAGCTCTCCGGACATCCCAAGCATCGGGGCTGTGGCGTCCACGCCGATGTTGTAGCAGTGGTCCTTGCCTACGTGCTCCTTGAGCCAGACGTTCTCAGCCGCCAGCAAATCCGCATCGGTGGCCAGCTGCTCAACCACCACAAACACGAAAGCCTGCTCGCCATACTTGCCCCACGCCGCTTGCAGATGCCGGTTGTTGTGCCGGCCGTTTCTGAGCTCTGAAAAGTGTCGAGCCTTGCGGCGCTTGAGGTCCACGGCGCTCCCGACGTAGAACTTGTTGTTGACGACGTTGATGATCTTGTAAATACCTCTGGCCATGTCTTCTCCTTGGTTGCTGGTAGTGTACCATAAACCAAAACAATAACACAAGAGGCAAAGAAAAAGGCCACCGAAGTGGCCCTTTCCTAGAGGGAGCAGCTTAGTTAGAGCCGCTAGAACCGAACATCCCGAGCGGATCCGACCAGCCAAAGGAATATCGCTCACGACTCTTGTAGCGAACGTTTCCAGTGTCGAAATCTCCATCCATGGAATTGGACAGGGGAGTGCGGACAAAGTGCTTCAAGCCGTTAGGCACGTCAGTCTTCAAGAACCAAGCGTTGTTGTCGGTCAAGAAGTGGTTGACGCCATAACCTTCGGGGATCGCGCCCATTGCTTTCAACGCGTTGATGTCGTTGTCGGCAGTGGCAACACGCAATTCGGTGTCAAGCAGACGCTTGGCAACGAACATCAGTGCTGGAGGCACGATCAGCTTGCGGGGCTTAGCAGCGATCAACAGGCCACGTTCGTCGGTCCAAGCGGCGATCTGAATAACGGCGGCTTCCAAGGAAGTCTCGTTCAGGTCAGCTTGCACAGAAGGGGTGTTGCTGTTGACACCACCAGAGACCAAAGGGTGAGCTGCGCTGAACAATGCAACACCGTCGCCACCGGGGTAGCTGGCGGAGAAGCCGTTGTTCAACACTGCAGCGCCCTTGACCTGCTTGGTGTAAGCCATGGCACGAGCCAAACCCTTGGTGTAACGAGCAGACAGGCTGTCGTACAAGTTGTCTTCGATCGCTTCTTCAGTGATCGAGAAACCCAAGG